GATATTCCCAAGAGTTTTCAATATCAGCATTATACCAAAAGGGAGGGTGCATGCCTTTTTTAATAATTTCATATGTATGATCTACATGTTCACACGCATTATAATATCTTTCATCCATATATCCAACTTGTTCTATACAAAGTCTTGAATAATAAGAAAATGCTCCAACTGTAGCCATATATAATGGAATTTTTATAGATCCATAATCAATTACAAGCAAAGGATTTGCCTTACCATCAGGGCATGACTTATTCATCATGCCGTGTTGTGAAAAATTAAAATGTTGTATTCCAGAAATCTTTGAAGCGTTGATATATTTTTGAAAGACAGCTTCATCTTTGATATAAATGTCATCTTCTATGAGAAAGAAATGATCACATCCTTTATCCATTAAATGTTTTAATGCTTTATTTTTGGATTTGCCAACCCCTAAATTTGTTTCATTATTTTCTAAATAATAATTATATCCTGGTAAGTTATCTATAGATTCTCCATCATTTATGATAATTAAATCGATAAAATTACAGTGAGAAATACTATCCAAAAGTTTTTTTAAACCTTCAGGTCTATTGTATGTTGAAATTCCAATTCCTATTTTTTGTTTATCAGACATTACTTTTTAATTTTACTAATTTCTTTAATTAATTTAATAACTTCTTGATCATCGGATTTTGCTTTAGTTTGATCAGTTAGCATTTGTTCTAATATTTGAAGATTTTCTTCGCTGAATAAATTACTATCTGGTTCGATTAACTCTCCTTTTTCATCAATGAATTGAGAAATATAAAATAATCTATCATCGACGGTTTTACCTTCTACTGGTATAATAGCAGGACAATCTTCCTTCGGATAAAAGATATCAGATTCCAAGTTATCATTATAATGCTCATATAGTTGAGCAAATACACCATTAACTTCTTTGATATAATCGAGATTAGAATCTCTCACTCCATTGTCTAAAATTTTAATATCTGAGTCATATTCTAACCAAAAAATAATATCAATATTTTTCATGCTTTCTTTCACGAATGAAATAGAAGCTGCTGTAACTTCATCAGAAACTTGATCATAAGAATTTGCAACTAAAGTATATGCTAAATTGTCCCATGTACATCTATCTAAAATTACATTATCACTCGACTTGTATTGTTCTTGGACCTTCATCATAGAATCCAAAATCAAAAGTTGTGTTTCTTCGCTTGTTTTAGAAGAATGATTTAACTCATGTTCATTTATCAATTCTCTATAAGATTTCATCGGAGTTCCATACATAGGCCATCTTCGAAGAAATGCGTTAATTAATGTTGTTTTGCCAGAATTAGAAGCACCGCTTATAGCTATTCTCATTCAAATATTTTACATGAATTTTAGAAAAGTCAAGCTGTTTGGTTATATTATTTAGCTATTTAGATTGTTATCGAATATCGAGTGAGGTGTTATATTTTCAGTTAAATATTAATACATGAATACAAGAAAGCCTGTGCGTAAACGTAAAGAATCATCGTCGGATTTTGAAAAAGAATTTATTGAATCTTATAAGAAAAATTTTGATTTTGAGAAAGTTAATTTAAAAAAACACTTTCCATTTACTGATAATCAAACTCAAGCTTATTATACTATAAATGATCCTAATACACATATTATGTTTATAGATGGACTCGCGGGTACAAATAAAACATATATGTCTGTATATGCAGCTTTAGAGCATCTAAAGGAAAATAAAATCGATCAAATAATTTATATCAGATCTGTTGTAGAAAGTTCATCTAGAAGCATGGGCGCTCTACCGGGGGAGCTTGATGAAAAATTCAGTCCTTACACCATGCCGTTAATGGATAAATTAAACGAAATTGTAGATCCAACAGTATCAAATATGCTGTTAAGTCAGAAATATATAAGAGCAATACCTGTTAATTTCGTTAGAGGATTAACATTTCATGATTCATTTGTTATTATTGATGAAGCACAAAATATGAGTAGAGGAGAGTTGACAACTATTTTAACCAGATTTGGTAGAAATAGCAAATATATCGTCTGTGGAGACGCTAGGCAATGTGATATTAAAGATTCAGGATTTGAAAAAATACATCAATTGTTTGATACTGAACATTCAAGAAAAAATAACATACATTGTATGAAATTCGATACTGATGATGTTGTTAGAAGCCCTATATTAAAGCATATTACCAGTGTGTTAGGCGTTTAATTACTCCCAACTCGTTCCTGCAAACCAACCAGTACCTTTATTGTTTTCAATAGGTGCTGATCTTGCAGCTGGTCTTTGAGCTGGTGAAATAATTCCTAGAGTGTCTTCTTGAATTTCAGTAAAAACTGTTTCAGATTCTACTTTATCATTTTCTTTTGTTTCTACAAAAGAAAATGATTCATCATTAATTGTTTTAATTTCAACCTTCATAATTGAATTTTAGTCAAAATAATATAAATGTCACATTATGGAGTTTGAAAATTTCCATTCGCATCCACAATAGCTCTGATTCGTCTACCGTTACTTTCAATTTCAACCTCGTAGTACTTATTTCGTGTATTTGGATCAGTATAACTTAATTTTGGATTATTTAATAAAGTTATATTTCTACTTGTTAATCCTCTTCTTATATTTGATATTTCTTGAGGACTTATATTTGTTTGATTATTACTAGTCGTGCCTTGTCTGGTATCGATTGGAGATTTTCCTTGAACAGCGCGAACTAACCCCTTAGCAGCCTTGTAAGGGTCTTTATAAAGACGCTGAGCCTCTGGAGCAACTTGACCCACAATATAATCAGCGCCTCTTGCAACACCTTTAATGGCACTTCCAACGCCCTTCCAGAAACCTTCTTCTAATAATTCTTTTTGTGAGTATTTTTTCATATATCAACTTCTAAATTTTTATCTACTAAATTATTTATACTTACATCTATTAATGCATTTAAATCATTTTCAATGAATGGTTTACCTATTAAAACTTTATGAGTATTTGATGATCTATTTCCAATACTAAAGGGTATATTTTTATACACTTTATCGCCCATCTTCAAATCAAAATTAACAACAGGACGATGCTCTTTTTTATTTGCTCCTACATTGATTACTATTAAATCCAATAAGTCCTTTTCTAAAGAAATTGAGTGAACTGTATTAAACCTAACTACTTTATTATTTTTATCTATTTCAATATCTTCACCATGTAATACATTATGTGCTCCATTACCAGTGTCTAATTTTGAAGAAATTGTACCAATACCATCAATTTGGATGTCTTCTATCAATCCAAGAACTAATTTTTCATAAAAAAATGATTGAAAATCTTTCATTTTTTAAAATTCATAATCCTCATCGGATTCGTGAGAACCATTAGCATAATCAGCTTTAGCACTTAATCTAAAATACACATCTGAAGTATAATCAGCAGCTTTGGTGATTTTAGCAGCCATCCATTCTTCGAAGTTGGCATCGCATACCATATTTTCCAATCTATTAGCAAATTCACAAAGTTTTTTAATTTCAGATTTGATCATTTCATTTCTTTCATGATCGTCCTCATCGTGATCTTCTTCTTTATATTCTGTTTCGACTGGTTCCGCTGTATCAAAGGACATTACAACGTCTTTACCATCATCTGACTCATCATCGTCATAAAAATGTTCAGCGTCTTCTGAGTCATCACCCATAGCGTTTGCTATTGCCATTCCTCTAGTTCTTTCATATTCTGAAATTTCACCATCATCATTAAGATCTGATTTTTCCTTATTAAATCCATGATCTTTTTTTTCTTCAGATTCATCAGAAGAAAATTGTCTTTTTTTCATGCTTGGAATGTTAGCATAATTTTCCCAAATTAATCCATTTTCCTTTAATTTAAAATTCATAATGTTATTTAATCTATTTGATCAGAAAGATCTCTAAGTTGAATAGATTCCACTTCTGAACTTATCATTTGTTGAATAATTGGCAATATTTCAGTTCTTGAATTTTTCACTTCTTTACTTTTCATTTTATCGATAAGATTATCAAGTTCTGTATTTTGCTCTGGTGTCGGTTCGAATTTAGCAGCATATAACATTTGCATTATATAATCATTTTCAGATTCTGCTGTGAATGGTAATTCTTGTTCTACTGGAGGTTGAGTGACATCAGTTACTCCAACATCTTGCGTTGCATCCATCTGTTGGCCTTCTAACTCTCCTTGTTCTTTGAGAATTTTAGAATACTTTTGTATAAGTTGTAGTGTTTTACTTTTCATTAAATTTTTGCTTTTGATAATTCTGCAGTTTTTTGAACATATTTTGGTAAAGCCTTGGAACCTAAAACTTTCACGGCTCTCATTCGGTCTTGTTTCGCTTTGGCCGCTTTTGGATCTGTATCAGCTAATGTATCCACAACAGTTTCTACTTCACCATCTTCTTCAGATGGTTTAGTGTTAACAACATCTTTCACTTCGATTACAAACACTTTATTTAAATCAACTTTATCATGAACATAAAAGGTATTGGTGGATTTGACTCTACCATATTTTATATTATTACTTTTTAAGAAATCTATAAATTCATATGATACATCGGCTGGATTTTTGTCATTTGATGGATCAAAATCTTCTATTAATTGAATGAATTTTCTCATACATAATATTTATGTAAATAAACATAGCTTATTGGAAAAATCATTGAAATAAACATCATTCAAATATACAAAACCATTTTTTTCTAAATATTTTTTGATTTGTTTGAATGATTTTGTTTTTCTCTCTTCATTTAAGAAATTTATAAGTTTTGTAACGGTTTCGCAACATCCGATTTCTAATAATGTTGCTATATTTTCAAGACTTTTATATTCTTGTAAAATAGTTATTCCAAATAATGTTTTTAATTTTAAAATTAATTTATTTCTAAATTCATCCTTTGTTAAAGGATTGCTAAAAAAATACAATTTTTCCTTATTTTCTCTAAATTTTACATAATAAGTGAATGTTTTTATAAACTCATTCATATAAATTTTTTTATTATCTCTGTTTTTAAAATCAAATGTAACGGGTAATGATAAATTATTCAAATAAATGCAGAAATTATCATTAGTTTTTTTAAAAATATAGTCAATATCTACAATTTCTTTGTTTTCTTTTTCAAAAATTAACGAAATTGTAGAATTATTTGTAGTTTTTTTTATAAAATTCATTTAAAATTTAAAATTTTTGTATTTCTCTTCCAAAGATTTTGGAACTGAGTTAATTCTAAGATTTATTATGCCATTGTATGATGATTTGTCAAATAATACATTACGTTTCATTTGTTCATACATTTCTAAAAATTTCAGTTCCCATTGATTTTCACACATATGTAAAACTTCTCTTTTGAAATGTTCTAAACCGTATTGTTCAATATCTTTTTTTAATTCTTCTGAACTTCCCCAGTAAGAATCTACATTGTTATCAACATAAGATATTCTATTTCTTTTTTTACCTTTTAATGGTTTTCTTTTCAATCGTTTTAACAATTTTTTACAACCTATATAATATTTTTTTTCTGAGTTTGGATAATTATTAGTTATAATGTATACAAAACCATGAAAATTAATAGTTTCATCAGGTAAATTTATCCAATTTAACATATATATATATAATTATATATTAATAATAATAATAATACAATAATTATATTATTATTATTATTATATTATTATTATATTATTATTATATTAATCCCACCCACCACCCATATGTAATATGGTTTTTTCATTTGTCAAGTGGTGATATATTATTTTCTAGTATTTTTAATAATAGATTTAACTTCAGGAGTTTGATAATCTAATGTACTGTCAAATGATAGATTTCTTCTAGCTATTTGAGGTTTACCTTTTTTCTTCTTTGATCCTTTTACAATTCTAGTATCATTTTCAGCATACGAATCTTTATTTGATGTTCCTAAATCAGTTACAACGGATGTAACTGGACCAACTACGCCAACTGATGTCATTTCTAAATAAATATTTTCTAAATTTCCATCATCTACTCTTGACATTTTCATATTATTATTTATAATAAAAGAATAATTGATTATGAATAATTCTGAAAAAAGAAAATTCTATACAAAAAAATATACAGAGTTTGCATCCAATATTGATTTGCTTACTCTTGGAGAAAAACTTAATCGAGTTCCAGGAGAGAAATCATACTGGGCAAATACATTATCTGAAACTGAACAAGAAATAAGAAATCTTGAACTGAGAAAAAAGTATACTGTAAAAAATTTACAACAGAATTTAATAAACAAATCGGAAGTTGATTTAAATAAATCAACTTTGGATAAAGTACAAGATAATGATGTGGAAATTCTAAATCTAAAAATAGAAGATTTGAAACTAAACTTCAAACAGCTCGAAAGAATTTACGATTGCGTGAAGTATATCGCAAAAGATTTTGAAAATATATTAAAATTTATACAATTACAAGAATGATAATAGAAGTTCCATACATACAGGAATTTGAATTGATTGCGAGTGATATTAATCACTCTTTAATTAATTTTGATTAAATTGCATTATGATGCAAAAACTAATAAGGGCCTGATCATATGCGATCAGGCCACGTTTTATTGCATAAAAAACAAATTAAGTGTTAAAAATGACGCTGCTAAATTTGCTAAAAAATATGGAAGACGTATTCCAGATAGAAAATATGCAATCGATAAATTTGGGAAGTTTGATTTCGGTCTTTATAAAGAAATAATCAACATTTTAATTCAAGAACAATATACAAATATTGAATATACTGAAGAATTTAAACAATTTTTAAACTGTGGAATTAAAACCGAATCTATATTTGATGGATTCACATTTCCACATAGAGATTTCCAAATGGAAATTGTTAAATTATGTTTAAAATATGGAAGAGGTACAATTAAAAGTGCTACAGGTTCTGGAAAAAGTTTCTGTATAGCATCTTTAATTGAAAATTTTTGGATAAACAGAACCAAACAATCTTACAGAGTTGTAGTTGTAGTGCCTGGAATATCATTAGTGTCTCAATTACAGAAAGATTTTGAATCTTATAATGTTAATTTCACATATTCAGGGTGGACAGGAACTAATAAGTTACAACATTCAGATGTTGTGATAGTTAATTCTGAAAATTTAGTATCTAAATTTGATGAAAATCCATGGATAAAGGATGTGGATTTGATTATAGTTGATGAATGTCATAGATGTTCTGGTACAAGTAAGATATCAAAAATAATAAACAAAATAAAAACACCGAACCGCTTTGGTTTTACTGGAACACTTCCAAAAGATCAATACGATGTATGGAAAATATTAGGAATTTTTGGTCCTTTATTATTTGAAAAGAATAGCAAAGAGTTACGTGATGATAACGTTCTAAGTGATGTTGTTGTTAAAATGATTGCACTTAATCATTGTCCTAAAGATATTCCTAAAAAAAGTAAAAATAAAGACAAAACACCTACCGAGGATTATCTTGCAGAGCTTTCTTATTTGTATAATTCAGAAAAAAGAAACAATATTATTTTTAAAATTATTTCTAAACTTCAAAACAATACGTTGATTCTAGTAAATCACCTTGAACATGGGGAAGCTTTGTTGAATTGTTTGAATAATATTCAAAATAAAGATGTCGTTTTTATCAAAGGTGACGTTGAATTAGATGAAAGAAATGAGGTTGTTGCAAACATGGAGAAGTGTGATAACATAGTATGTATTGCAATGAGTAGTATATTTTCAACAGGAATCAATATTAAAAATTTACATAATATTGTATTTGCTTCTGGTGGGAAAAGTTTTGTTCGTATAGTACAAGGAATTGGAAGAGGATTGAGGTTACATGAAAAAAAATCAAAACTTGTAATTTTTGACATATACGACAATTTAAAATATTCAACTAATCATGCTGATGAAAGAAAACAAATTTATAATGATGAGCAGATATCATATAAAGAAATACAAATAAATTTATGAAAATTAATCCAGAAATAAAAGCAAGTATATACGTAAATTCTAATGATTTTAAAAGACAAATTCAAGAATATTATGATAGTGATAAAATGACAGATATATTAGCTGTAAATGTAGTTAAAATTGCAGAAGGATTAAGTTATAATTGGAGATTTATCAATTATACAAAATCTTGGAAAGAAGAAATGGTCGGTGATGCTGTTATTAAAATGTATGCAGCTCTTGAAGGTAAGAAATATAACATGGATTCAGGATATAATCCATTCAGTTACTTTAATCAGATAGCATGGAATGCATTTACTAATAGAATAAAGAAAGAAAACAGACAACATGAGGGATTGGAAGAGTATAAACGGATGTTATATGAACAAAATATGATTGAATCTGAAGGAAATGTATATACAAAACCATCTGGATTTTCAGATGATGATAATTTTTCTGAAAATTTTAATTAATGTTTTAAAATAACACATCATTATTATGATAAAGAAAACAAATGTTGCAATTTTTAGTGATCTTCATCTAGGAGTATATGGAAATTCAGAAAAATGGCACGATACTGCTTTAAAATGGACAGATTGGATTATAAATGAATTAAATCAAAAAAAAATAAAAGATATTTTATTTTTAGGAGATTTTTTCGATAATAGAACTGAGATTAGTGTTCAAACTATTCATATTGCTTCACAAATTATAGAAAAGTTTAAAAATTTTAATCTTTTCATGATTATTGGAAACCATGATGCATATTACAAGAATAGAAGTGATGTCCATAGTCTAGGATTGGTTCGTGGTTATAATAATATTACATTAATTGATAAAAACTTAGAATTTGAAGCATTCAATAAGCGTTTTTTAATGGTTCCTTGGAATAATAACATTCCAGACAATTCATATGATTATATATTTGGTCATTTTGAAATACAAACATTTAAAATGAACAATTATACAGTATGTAATCATGGGTTAAATCCATTAGATATGCTTTCAAATGGTGCAAATGCTATATTCTCTGGACATTTTCATAACAGAAATAGCAAAAAATATAAAGAAGGTAACATCCATTATGTTGGAAGTTGTTTTCCTTTGGATTTTTCAGATGAAGCAAATATAAAAGGATATCATATTCTCGATGTAGAGAATGGTTCTCTTAATTTTTTTGAAAATGAAGTATCCCCAAGGTTTATAAAAACATATATTAGTAAAATAAAATCTTTGGATGTTAAGAGTATTAAAAATAACATTGTTAAATTAGTGGTTGATGAAGAAGTTGATGATGTTAAGTTAGAAAAAGTAACAAATTTACTCAATAAATTAAAACCATGGCAATTAACTATAGATTATAATGTTACTAATAAGTCATTAAATGATGTTGAAAGTGTAGATTCTATCAATATTAAAGAAATGTTTGATGAATTTTATGAACAATTAGGGTTAGATGAAGATCAATTGAAAAGAGTTAAAGAAATTAACGAAGAGTTATACAAAAATAATAAAAACTAATGAAAAAAATTAGATATAACAAATTAATAATACAAAATTTTCTTAGTATCGGTAATGATACAATTGAGATTGAATTTAATAA